ACGGTTGAAGGTAGCGGAAGCGTAACGTTCACAGGATTAGGAGACACAATAACAATTATAAGCAATGGAAGCGACTTCAAAAGTACATCTACAAAATAAAGCGCACGAAATGGTAGCGTGTTTAGAGTTCATTAAGTTGAACATCAAGACGGACGGCGAGAGTGGAAAAATGGCTAACGGTAAGCGTAAGTTGAAATTGTGGAAGCACTACGCGTGGAAAGTTACTCGCATTTCGGTAAACGTCGCGTTCTGGATATTTATCTTTTATAAACTACTATTCTGAAATGGCGAATACAATAGATTTTAATGTAAGCACAAACGCGGTTAACGTCCTTAATCAGACGGCTGACGCGGCAGATAATACAGCGAAAGGATTCACAAGCGCGAAGGCGGAACTTCGTGCGCTGCAAAATCAATTGCAACAAATGGACAAGACGAGCGAGGAGTTCAAAATTGCTTCTGCTCGGGCTGCTGAATTAAAGGACAATATCAGCGACTTATCTGCTGAAATTAGTGCTAACGCAGGTAATGCTTTCGAAGGTATTTCTAACAACGTTGGATTATTCAGTTCTCGATTGATGGACTTGGACTTAAAAGGTGCAGGACAAGCTTTGAGTGGAATGGGTACTGCTGTTCGCAACATTGATTTTAAGACTCTGAAAGATGAAGTAGGTGGTTTGATAAAAGGACTTGCTGATTTAGGAAAAGCAATTTTAGCTAATCCTATTTTATTACTTGGAGTCGCTATTGCTGGAGTTATTGCCAATTGGAAAGAATTTGCTGCGTTATTCAAAGGAGAAACTGCGGTATTAAATTCATTAAAAAAAGAATTAGGAGCGTTAGAAGCGCAAAACGCTGCTATAAAAAATAAAATCACATACTCTAAAATGTATGGAGATTCATTATATCAACAATACCTTCTTTCTCAAGAATTATTAGGAAATGAAATTAAGCAGGAACAGACTAAAAAACGTATAGCTGAAATTCAAGATGATTCAAAAGCATCTGAAGAAGCAAGAAAAAGAATTATTGAATTACAAAACCAAGCATTATTAGAACAAAATCAGCATATTGTAGATTATTACAAAACAATTTCAGACGCTAATTTAATTGGAAATGATTCAGCAAAAATTGAAGATGAAAAAAGAAGAGCAACTGAAAAATATAATACTGCTTTAGAAGAAACAAGAGCAAAACTTATTCAATTAAGAGCAGATAGAAAACTTTCTTTAAGTGGTGTTGGAAATGCTTTTGATATTCAAGTTTATGAAGATAATGAGAAAAAATTATTAGACGCTATTGATAAAACAAATAAATCAATAGATAAAAGAGAGTCAGACGCAAGAAAAGAAATCGCTCAAAAAGAAATTGATGATTACGAAAAATCTCAACAAGAATTAACTGACATTTTAACTAAATGGGAAGAAGAAGCCGACGAAGCAGAAATGGCACGTCGTAAGAAGTTAAACGATGAGATGATAGCTGAAGATGAGCGAATGGCATCTATTAGCATTAATGATTTAATAGAAAGAGGAGACGCTCAACTTGCTACCGAAATGCAGATTCACGCGAATCTTACTTCGTTACGCGCTCAACAATCTCAACAAGAAATTGAAGAATTAAGACAAGCCGAAGACGCAAAAGCACAACTGCGCGTCGATGCAATGAAGACTTCTTTGTCAATTATAAGTGATTTAGCAGGAGCGTTCGCAGGAGAGAGCGAAGCACAACAAAGAAAAGCGTTTCAGATACAAAAAGGTGTGAGCATCGCAACGGCTACAATAGACACATACCTTGCAGCACAAGGAGCATATCGTTCACAAATGGCTATCAGCACACCAGACGCGCCTGTTCGCGCAGCGGTAGCGGCAGGTATTGCAATTGCTCAAGGTCTTGCGCGTGTTGCCGTTATCAGCAAACAACAATTTAACGGAGGTGGTTCGACAAGTGGCGGAAGTGGTGGCGGAAGTGTTCCTTCGGCAGGGGGTATGCAAGCACCTTCACCTTCAAACTTCGCCTTTGTACAAAACCAACCCAACCAACAACCGCCACTTCAAGCATACGTTGTAAGTACGCAAGTGTCGAGCAATTTAGAAGCACAACAATTAATCAACAACCAAGCGCGTCTTGGTGGCTAAAAAATAAAACAATGAACAAAAAAATTAAAGTTATTGAGTACGGCATCGACGACGCGGGTTTGCTCGGGGTGTATGCAATCAGCGTAGTCGAAGAACCTGCAATAGGTGTCGATTTCGTAGCGTTAAGCGAACAACACAACGTGAAGTTCAAAGAAGATTTTAGAGGTCTTTTATACGGCGCGTTATTGATTCCAGACCAACTGATTTACAGACGCAACGACGAAACAAATGAGGAATACTACGTTAAGTATTCGAAAGAAACAATCAGAGCTATTGCTTACAACTACTTAAAGCACAACAACCAAAACAACGCAACGGTTGAACACGCGAAAGTTGTTGACGGTGTTTCGTTGGTTGAGACGTGGATCATTGAAGGCGAGAACGACAAGTCTACAAACTTCGGCTTTTCACTTCCAGAAGGGACGTGGTTCGGTTGCATGAAAGTGGAGAACGAAGAAGTAAAGAAGCAAATACAAAACAAAGAGGTGTTAGGTTTCTCAATCGAAGGAAACTTTATTGCTGAAAAAGAAATGTATATGAGCGCACACGATGAGTTCGCTGCGCTTCTTGACGAAATCAATGACCTTTTGAAAGAGGATTAAATGAACATCGAAGCAGGGGGGTTCTTAAAGTTGGAACTATTCAACGACGACGCAACTCTGTTTCTAAACGCGCTCACGAAAATAACTAACGAGAGCGGTAAAATGGGGTTTAAGACGTACGGATTGAGCGAGGACGAGATGAAGACGTTAAACGCAATACTTGATTCATTAGGATAAAAAAAACGAGGGGTAATCACTCCCCTCGCCAAACCTAAAATCAAATAGAAACTATGAAAAGAATCAATTATGAAACAAATATACCTTCTTTTCTATTTAGGTACTAAATTATTAATTAAACAAATTATGAACTTACGAGAAAAAGTAAACGCTCTTTTCGCAAAACATAATGTTAGCCTATCAGCCGAAGAGGTTGTTGAGGTGAAGCAAATGGTTGAAGCGATTTTAGAGGACGGAACAAGCATCTACTCGGACAGCGACACTTGGGCAGCTGGTGTTCGTGTATTCGCAAAGGACGCAGAAGGCAACGAGGTTGTTGTAGCGGACGGAGAGTACAAGACAGCAGAAGGAATCATTGTTGTTGTTAGCGGTGGTCTTGTTGCAGAGTTAAAGCCAATGGAAGAAGAATCTCCAGAGGTTGAAGTAATCATCGAAGAAGAACAAGCAACAGAGGTTGTTGCTGAAGAAACATTCAACGCAGAGGTTGAAGGTCTTTTGTCTTTGGTTGCTAAATTAGAAAGCGAACTTTCTGAAATGAAGAAAGCAAACGCAGAACTTTCATCTAACGTAGAGAAGTTGAGCGCACAACCTGCGGTTCAATCAATCAAAGAAGTTAAACAAGCGAAGCAAACACCTGCTAAATCTTACAACAAGATGAGCGCAGAGGAACGCTTCTTATTTCATCTTAAAAAATAATAAAAAAACAAACAATAAAAAATGGCTACTACCACATCATTAACAACTACCTACGCAGGTAGAGAAGCGGCAGGATATATCCGCGCTGCATTCTTAAGTAACGAGTCTTTGGCTGCTGTTACTTTCAAAGAAAACATCGAGTACAAACAAGTTGTTCGTCGTCTTGTTGACAACGTAACATTTGCTAATGCTACTTGCGATTTCACTCCAACAGGAACAGTTACTTTAACTGAAAGAATCTTGACTTTGGAGAAATTCCAAGTACAGCGTCAACTTTGTAAAAATACGTTTTTATCGGATTGGGAATCTCGCTCAGAGCAGAACAACGAATTACACGCTTCATTGACTGACGCATTAATTGCTAACGTTATGGCGGGTATTGCTGCAAACAACGAGCGTTTGATCTGGCAGGGTGTTAACGCAACCGCAGGTGAGTACGCAGGTTTCGAGACTTTGTTCTTGGCTGACGCTACTGTTCTTGACGTTGCTACTCCAGTTGCTATCGACAGCACTAACGTAATCGACGAAATGAATCGTTTGGTTTTAACACTTCCTGTTCGCGTTCGTCGTGCTACTGAGAAGCCTGTTATCGCAGTTTCTTCAAACGTTGCTGAAGCGTTCAGAACTGCTATCTTAGGTCTTGGTGGTGGAAGCTACTTGTACCAAGGTGAAACTGTTAAGATGACTTGGCAGGGTCAGTATGACATCATCGAGTGTCCTGGTATGTCTGACGACACAATGGCTATGTATCAAAAGTCTAACTTGTGGTTCGGTACTAACTTACTTGACCAATGGAACAACGTAGCAGTTTTGGATATGTACCAATACGATCTTTCTGACAACGTACGTTTCGCAGCTTCTTTCTTCGCAGGTGTACAATACGGCTTCGGTGACGAAATCGCATTCTACCAATATACTGCATAATCTCAACCATTCTAACCCTTGCACGAATAGAGGTAGCGGCTTAAACACCGCTCCTCTTTTGTGCTAATAAAAAACATACGCATATGCCTCCTTGTGAATTAAGCATCGGAATGACCCTCGACTGTAAGGACAGTTTGGGCGGTATCAAACAAATCGTTTTAGTCGATAAATCGTTAGTTAGTTCTTTTACTTTTGATGGAACAGAAGTTGTTAATACAATTAACGGCCCTGCGTTAGGTGATCTATTCACTTACGAATTGCCAACGCAAACAGGTTCTTTCGAAGAAACAATTAACTTCAACCGCGACAATGGAACAGTGTTTTACACTCAGACTGTAAACATTATGTTGCAAAAACTTTCATACGCGAAGCGTTTGGAATTACAAGCGGTTGCGCAGGCTCGCGTTATTGTATTCGTTCAAGACACTAATAACAATTGGTGGGCTGTTGGATACGAATACGGAGCAGACCTTTCTACTGCAACAGCAGCGACTGGAGCAACTTTGGGTGACGCCAACGGATACACTTTGGCATTCGTTCACGAATCACCGAAGCGCGCTTATGTTTTAGACAATGCGCCTTCTAACATTCTTGACTAAGAATAAAAAAACTTTTACACATAGAGGGGCAACGCGTCCCTCTGTGCTGTAATTTCA